CATTAGTCTCTGCTGTTTCAGCATTAGTCTCTGCTGTTTCAGCGGCAGACTGCGCTGTTTCGGCGGCAGTTTGGGCGGCTTCTGCCGCAGTCTTATAAGTCAGTGTCGTATTTTTGTAACTGAGAGCTAAGTCCCTAGCGGCTTCCGAAGCAGTTTGTGCAGTCTCGGCATTAGTCTCTGCTGTCTCCGCGTTAGTTTCAGCAGTCTCAGCATTCGTCTGTGCGGTTGTTGCCGCTGTCGCAGAGTTACTTGCACTTGTTGCTGATGTACTAGCTTCTCCAGCTTTCGTTGTTGCAGTAGATGCAGATGATGTAGCAGAAGTAGCTGAGTTACTTGCAGACGTTGCAGAAGTAGAAGCATTTGATTCTGATGTTGAGGCTTCATTTGCAGACTGTAACGCCGCCGCTTGTGCTGTAACTGCGGCATCTTTAGACGCTGTAGCTGTCGTAGCTGAGTTACTTGCAGACGTTGCTTGTGTAGTAGCAGTAGACGCTGAAGTACTTGCACTTGATGCAGAACTAGTTGCACTAGACGCATCAGACGCGGCAGAGATAGCAGAAGAATTTGCTTCACTTGCTTTAGTAGTAGCTGTAGACGCTGACGTACCTGCACTAGACGCTGATGTTGATGCGTTAGATGCTTGAGTAGACGCAGTGCTTGCAGACGTAGCGGCATTAGTTGCTGAAGTGGAGGCAGCAGTAGCAGACTGAGAAGCCTCTGAAGATTTTTGAGTTACCGTGGTGACTGTTGCATCATTAGTTGCATCACCCGCACCACCTGTACCACGAAAAATTGCCATTCACATCTCCAGTGTATTGAATAAGGAAGGGGGCTCCGAAGAACCCCCTAGTTGCTTAGGCAGGGAACGAGATAGCGAGTGCTGACTCAGGACGCAAGACCTGAACACCATACAGTGTATCAGCGGTGAAGAGGTCACCTAGCCATTCTTGCTTGTATTGAGTCTGAGTACGAACACCGACTTGCTCACAGAATACCATTGCGTCACGCTGACCCAAGATACCTGCCTTAGTGTCTACAGTAGACGCTGAGTTGTCTCCTGCTGTCTCTACTACAGGACAGTTGGTAGAAACAAAAACATCAATTCCATATAAGGAACCAATCTTTCCATTTACAACTGGCTGACCAGACACAAAGTCTGAAGAGACATAACGCTCTAAGCCACGGATTGTCTCAATGACTGATGGTGGGATTACAAAGAATCGCTGATCCATCGGAGTATCATTGTCATCCAACTGCTTGATTGCTTGACGGAAAGCCGCGTCTGTAAAGACATCAGCAGGTGCTACAGTATTAGCAGCATAAGCTGTCAAACCTGTAGACGCATCCATAAAGTAAGAGTTCGAGTGAACCCAATCAGTGCCTGATCCATTGTCATCTCCAAGCTGTTTACCAAGCAAGAACAAATCAGAATCAATTTGCTTACCTAGTGCGTAGCCCGCATCTGAAGTGTAGAACTGGCGTAGTGAGCTAAGAGCCTGTACATCAGCAATGTCTTCGATCAAGCGTGAGTATTCGTAATGCTTGTTAATAGTAACAACCACTTCGTTCTCAGTTGCCGCAATCAGAGTAACCTGAGTTGAGGCCGCTTTTGCAGAAGCATCTCCACGAGTAGGTTTAGGAATATGTAACGTATCCCCTTTCTTACCACTCATAGGCATACGGTTAATAACATTAGCCAGAACGAGTGATTTCTCGTAGGCCGCTACGATTTCGTCTGACCAAATTTCTGGGATGAATGTATCCGCTGTTGTTTTGGTGACGTGGTTTGTACCTAGTGCCATGTTAAAGTCTCCTTAACGCTATTTGACACGACCTTCTTGGTATGCTTGCATGATTTCGTCAGACAAGCTTTGATACCGTTTCGGGTCTGTTTGCATGAGTTTAATAATATCAGCACGCCGATAGATTTTGCGACTTCCAGACTCTCCTGAACCTTTCGTATTGCCAGTTGAAGCTGACTTCAATTGACGTTTACGATCAGTCTCTTGCATGGTCGCTGTTTCTTTTACAAGGCTTTGACGTTCTTTCCACGTAGTGAGAAGTTCATCTGCCGCATCGTAATCAAAACGTTGATCCGCACGTTGGTACAATTCAGTCCTGACCTTAGACTTAGCTACCCATTCTGCAAACTTTTCATTCGTAATGATTTCTTGAAAGTCTGCATGAGAAGATTGAAGTTTATTAATAATCTCTTGTTGCTTCATTGAGCGAGAGAGTTCTTCAGCTTCCTTTATCTTAGGATGGTTTGCTAGTTTATTGTCAATGTACTTATCAGGGTCGTCAAAAATATCAAAACTTTCGACAGTTTCTTGTGGGCTTTTGGCGGTAATCTGAGTCTTAACGAAATCATCAACTATCTTACGAAGGTCACCTACTTCTGAAGATTGCTTGCCAAGAAGTTTTTCTGCCTCCTGATGCATACGCACAACATCTTTAATATCCTTGTTGCGGTACTTGTCAGGAATGTCATCTTCTTCAGCTACCTGAATTTCTTCAGGCTCAACAGGTTGCTCCTCTAAAGGACTCTGTTCTTCTTCTAAGGTTGTAAGTGTTTCCCCTTCAGCCAATTCTTCTTCGGGACTTGCATCTAAAAACCGTGCCATATTGTTAAACTCCGTGCCGTAGCATTATGGAAGTAATCATTTATTAGCGGCTCTCTCGTGATCCCTTGCCCACTTATCATCAGCATCGGGCCATCCCGTACCTTTGAAATGTGAGTTCACACTAGAAATTATCCGCTGACTTGTATGCCCGCAATCTAGGCAAGTAGAGAAGATGTCATTAGCATCTACCCACTTCTCTTCAATGCGGTCACACTCAGTGCATTTAAAATCATATCGTCTAAGCATCCTCAGACTCCATCTCAAATGCATTTTTTATTCCAGTTTCAAAGCGAACTATATTTAACAATGAAGTTCGTTTCCCTTGAACTTGAAACAATTCTTTTTCACTCTTAATATCTTCAATGTGAAAAGTATCAAGAGTAGCTTGAGCTTCTTCTACGAATTGTTTCCAACCGGGATGCAAGAATAAGTCAAGATAATTGTCAAAGTATTTTTCTTCGTCAGGACTCAAAGAGTTTCTCCCTAATTTAATGCAATTATTATACCACAAATTTACTCATTTGTCAAGTCTTTTCTTGACTTCGTGTAGATTTTGTAGTAGAACTTTTCTTAGTTGCTGTTTCTATTACAGTAATTCTATCATCTAACTTCTGAAGAATGGCATTCACTTGTATGAGAATGTTATCCAGATCTTGTTTAGTTACTATCATATTGCCTCATTTGTCTTTCAACTATATCTTCTTTACTTGCGATCTCTCGCTCTTTAAGAACAAGCTCTGCTAATCTAGCACGCCTGTCAAACTCTTTATCCGTTTCATCAGTCTCGACTGCACCTTTAAGCATAACCTCCATACGCTTAGTTTGAGAGTCAGCAGGAAGCAGTTGAGTCTCCACTTCATTCTGACGAATACGTGATTGAATCTCTTCAGTCTGTGCTTGATAGTTTTGCAGTGATGCTTGTTTCTGAGCCATGTCCATTTCCATTGCTTGCTGTTGCATAGCTTGTTGCTCTGGATCTGGCTCATTCGCTTTACGCAAGCTGGCTATAATTTCTTCTCGATTACTTAGATTCATGTTATCTACAATTGACTCAATCAATAGTGGATACATAGGTGACTCAGGAGACATCGTTTGTAGTAACTGCACAAGTTGTGTTACTTCATATTCTCTTGCAATAATTCCAAGAGATGATGTGGTAATAAATTTAAAATCTTTTACGGGATACCGCTCAGGATCAAACTGCATATACCTGTGAGCTACTTTAGTTACTAGAGGTATTAAGAATGAATCCTGAAAGTTAATTAAGGTACGCTTGTGGCGTTTAATAATTGCACCAAGCGACATCGAGATGCCAGCGGCTGTCGAGTCACCATTAATACTTCCTGGTATACCAGCGGCATCAATAGCTCCAGTAGCCATCTGAACCATTTGCTGTAATGCCCCAGCTTGTTGGAATGTATTCGGATCTAACTTACCAAAGTTAAATGGTTGCAGGATCTCAGCAGGGTTACCATTGGTTAGAATAGTCTTCCCCGGACGAATCTCTAACTTAGCTCCACGAGGTAGCCTAGAAGCGTCTACAGCCATCATTGGATGCACAGTTAAGGCCAAGGCATCAATACGAGCACGAAGCTCTGTGTCGAGAGCTTTCTGAGCGTTGTATCCTTTCTCACAAACACCACGACCCCAGAAACGTCCGGGAACAATATCCCAAGGGAACGCAACAACAGGGCGATCTTCCATCATGTATGGATTTGCTTCTGCTTTTAATAGTATATTTCCATTAGCTATGACAACAATAGCTTCAATATACTCTGGGCCTTCTTCTTCAATGTCCTCATCATCCATCTCATAGACAGTGCTTTCAAACAATTCACGAGGAACAAGACCATAGTATTTAGTTAACCGAATCTTATCATCTGAGTAAGATGTTAACTCTTCATCTGCTTCTAGTTCAGAGTCTGGCGGTGCAGTGGTAAGTTCTGCCTCATCATAGACACCTTGCTCTTGTAATTGCTTAACCTGATAGTAAGGTACAAACTCATCAATAGCTACGCCTAGTGCTTCTTTAATACTTGTTGCAACAGGATCAATTAAAAAGTTCTGAGGTAGCACAGGACGTAAGTTAAAAACAGTACGTGTGGTTTCAGTAACTCCGATTGCTTGCATATCCCCATCCATAATAGGCTGGGTTGCTGGTTTAAAATGTTTTGTTTCATAGGCAACGATCTCACCTATGCCAGTTCCAAAGATAGCTGAGTTAATGAGACACTCTGCAATTTGTTTCCTCACACCAACAAAGTGAAAGTCTTCAGTCAGTTGCTCTCGGATTAATTGAATGTCGCCTTGATTAGGATCTTGTAGATCATCTTTAATATCAAAGAATGTACCACGACCAAATGTAGCTTCTTCTACTTCCGCAACACTAGACTCTACTGCTTGTTGTAATGCAGGAGAAATAATCCTTGATCGTTCTGAGTTTCTTAATGAATCTTCTTTTGCCCAGATACCACGCCATAGACGATAGTACTCATCAAACCTTTCTTCATAGTTGGAGTCAAAATGATCCCGCCATTTATCACATTTATTAATAACCCAGCCTTCTAGTGAGTCGAGAGGCGCAGATTGTTTGTTTTCATAATCCATGTTAGTATCCTGCTATGGTGTCTAAAATTTCGTAGTCATCTTCTTCATAATCATAAAAGTAAACAACCTTGGCTAACTGGTCAATGTAGGCTAAAGCATCAACAAGATCGTCATGCACTAAGGCATTAGGAAACTGAAAGAGTTCATCCATAAACTGTGCATTCCAATCTCCTTTGTTAAGAGTAATCTGTCCATGTTCAAAGCGTCCTTGCAGCCCCCAAATAACACGATCAGTTTTCTTTTTATTCCCATGTGTCAGTTCCTCTACCCGAAAGAATCTCTGACTGGATTTCATTATGTCGGTAAGGTAAGGCAGTACCGCATTCTTCAATGCCCCTTTTTCGATACCAACTGCTACAGGTTGATAGTGCTCGACAGCATCGAAGATTTTCTTTGCGGTCTTTTTGATATCCCATCTGCCATGTACAATCGTAGCTACCCACCAGCCATCCTCATTTGCTTTAACAACTGCAATTGCTGTTTCATCTAATTTTTTATTCTTACTTTTAGTTGCGTGCTCTACGTCAGCAAAACCAGCTAAGTCAACTGCAATATAGAACTCACCGTGCTCCGGTTCTTCTTCATCAAACTGTATCCAGTTTTCTTTAAATATCTCAGAGCCACTCGCTTCAAAGCTTGCTAAGAACTCTTGTCTAAATGCATAAGAAGACATTGATTTTTTAGCTGTATCAATTTCTTCAGGGTCAAGAAGGGGATTATCATATGATGTAAAATGCCATGCTTTGTAGGTGTCGTCATCTTCAAGTTCTGCATACTGGAAGAGTTCATAAAAATGGTTACGACCCATAGGCGTACCAATAAACATTGCATG